CGCGCTGAACCCTCGACCCGAACCCGTAGACCTGGCAATGAAACGCAAACGGGCGCCGTCGCGTAACTCAATGCCCTCTTCACCATGCGACGTGCGCACCCGCGCCACACGCTTCCGCAAATCGTCGTTGTTCTCCACAAGGAACATGACCCTGCGGAAAGCCTCCTGCGCGGTCTTGAACTCATGCGCGGAATGCAGGATCAGGCGTTCCCCAAACAGAAACAGGCCCGCCAACTCCCGCGCCTCAAGAATCCCATTCTTGCCATTCTGCCGAGGCGTCACCAAACCCACCTCAAAAGCCGACCACTTCGGCGGCTTCCCCTTACCCATAGCCCGCTCACCCAAAGCCCCATGCAAAACGAACTGCTGCCACGGGTCAAGATGCAAACCAGCCGTAGCCGCCAACTCAACAGCCTCGGCACCAGCCGACGAAACCGCCTCAGGAATCGAACTAACCCGCGGCCTTTGAGCGCCGCGCGTCGCGCTTTCTCGTGAGCTCGTCAACAGGGCTCTTTTCGTTCGGGTTTGGGAGGGCGTCAAGTTCGGCCATGACCTCACGCAACTGACGCGCCAACGCCGGCACGTCCCTTTCCGCGATTTCCAACTGACGCGCCAGCAGGTCACGTAACGCCTCAAGCGATGCGCGGCGGTCACCAGTCGCAGCCAAACCCGAAAGGCCCTCAGGCTGCTTCCTACGCGCCATGCGGGCCCCTTCCAAAAATTGTGGGGAGAGAAAAAGGAAGACGGGCGCGGAGTGAATCAGCGCGTGTCTAGAAAAAACGGAACGGGCTTTGTGTTCACCATCGGCGTGACGGGGGGGTGGGGCTGCTGAATGTGGGGGGGTTGGCTTGGCGGCGGCTGTTGCAGCGTGCGTGGGCGCTGCGTAGGTTGCCAGGGTCTTCGGCTAGTTCCATGCGGCCTGTGGCTTTGAGGACTGACAAGGGGATGATGTGGTCAACGGTGTCGGCGCCTGGTTGTCCGCAGAGCCAGCACACGTTGCAGGCGTCTAGTACCTGTTGCCTGATGCGGCGCCATGGTCTGCCGCGTCGGCCTGTGTTAGCGGCTGGCATGGGTGCGCATCAAACGTAGGCGTTGGTCTAGGAGGTGGTTGACCCATTTTGTGTAGGTGTGTCCGCGCTCCAGGGTGAGGCTTGACCAGCGCAGTGCTTCGTCTATTTCGTCTATGCGTATGGGCGGCTCTTCGTTGGTGCGGGGCCGCGTTTGTGTGGCGGCCACTGCGCTCCTTACATGCGAGGGCCCGGTGAACCGTGGTGGGTTTACCGGGCTGGGGCATACGTCGCCACTGGTCATTGTCCGGTGTGTCCGTGTGTGTGTCAAGGGGTGGTCATGAGTCCTAGTCGGCGTAGTTCTGTTTCGCCCCAGACTTCGCCGCATTGGCGGCAGGACACGGACATGCGCCCGTAGCGGTCTTGGTAGAGCTTGCCTTGGCAGGGGCCTGTGTCGGGGTGGATTACGGGGCAGGTTCCTACGGGGCGTGGTGCGTGGTCGCCTATCGCTGAATGTAGGGCGGTTTTGATTTGGCGTAGTTCGTGGGCTAGGTCGGTGATGAACTCTTGTGCGGCTAGCCAGTCAAGGTTTGTGTGGATGAGGTTTGTGGTTGAGGTGATGGTGTCGGGGCGTGGGGGTTTGTTTAGGTTGCGGGTTTCGCGGATTAGTTGGGCCCAGGCGGTGAGGACGGCGAGGACGGGGGTGAGGTCGTCGGGGGTTCGGGTGTGGGTGCGTTTGTCGAGTAGGGCGACGATTTCAAGGCGTATGGGGGCGGCGGGGTCTATTCCTCGGCGGCGTTTGGTTTGGTCGTCGTCGGGGGTGGAGCCTGGTTCGATGAAGTAGGGGAGGAGGGCGGTGGTTTGTTGGATGTCTTCGAGGGTGTGGGTGAGCCAGCGGTGGTGGCCTTGGCATATGAGGGTGTTGGGGGTGGGGGTTTTGGGTTCGCGGTGTCCTAGTACGCAGTTGGTCACGGGGTTGTTTCCTTTGCGATGAGGGCTTCGAGGTCGGCAAGGGTTTGTTTGAACGGTGGGGGTGTGGGGGTGGGGCCTGTGTCACGGGGGGTGTCACGGCGTGACTCACGGCGTGAGTCACGGGTGGAGTCACGGCGTGAGTCACGCGACACAGGGGAATGGAATGGAATGGAATGGATAGAAGAACTAGGTGTGTTTTCGTCGTCGTTTGAACGGTGACGTTTGGCGCGTTCCTTCCAGGCCACTCTGCGGCGTTCTACGGCTTCCTTGGTGTCTTGGTAAGCGTCCCAGTCGTGGAAGGCCCAGCCGCCGTCTACGGGCTTCCAGAGGCCACTGTGGACGAGCTCGATGGCGTCGCCTTCGGTGCCTTGGAGCATGGGCAGGATGGCGCGGGAAACAAACCCATCGGTGAGGTGTTTCCCGCAGTAACTTCCGGCCCGCACCCATAGGGCCACGGCGCTTGGCGGCAGGGCCAATGTTTTGGGATGACTCCAAAACCCGTCATCCACCTTGAACCAAGTCATGCGGCACCCACTTTGGGAACCACGTTGAGCGAATCGGCCACCAGACATGGTTTGCAAACGCAAAAGTCACTTAGAAGTGCGTCAATGGCTGCTTCAATCGGCGCAAACCAAAACCACTCAAGGCCAGCACGATGATCCGCAAATGCCCTGTGTAGTTCCTGTTCTAGCTCGCGGTCACCAATGACGTACCCAATAACTGACAGGGTCTCGGCTCCACCGTCTGCCAACCAGTCGGGCGCCTTGTGCAGTTGCCTTGACACCTGCGTCAGTCGAGCTTTGACATCCGTGGTTGTGCCAATCTTGATTAGCGGCTCTAGCGGTTCCGTTTCGGCCAGCATGAAGTAGACGTAATGCGGGCGAAGGCCCCTGTTGGCAATGGTTACGGCCTGGTCATACGCGCGGTCGTTTATGCCGACCCCCCAGGACAGGTCATCCTCGGCGGCGGTCATTAGAACGGGATTTCGTCGGATGCGGGCTTTGCGGGTGTCGCCCACGGGTCATCTGCGGGGGACTGGTTGCCGAACCCACCAGCCTGCCCGAACCCGCCGGCCTGAACGGTCTTGGAAATGACGGCGCTGGCGTACTTGAGCGACGGCCCTAGCTCGTCCACCTCAAGGGTCAGGTCGGTGCGCTTGTCACCCTCTTTGGTTTCCCACGTGCGGGAGCCGAGGCGACCCGTGGCAATGACCCTGGTGCCTTTCCTGAGGGATTCGGCGGCGTTCTCGGCGGCGCCACGCCACAGCGTGCACCTGAGGAACACGGTTTCACCGTCAACCCACTCACCGGACTTATCCTTCATGCGCGGTGTTGACGCAATGGTGAAGTTGACGACGGCGGCCCCTGAGTTCACGAAACGCAATTCAGGGTCATTGGTCAGGTTGCCGATGATGGTCACGGACGCGGTCATGTGTGTTTCCCCTTTACAGGTCGTTGAAGGTGTTTACGGGCAGGAACAGGATTGGTTCGCGGTCGCTCGAGGACTTCACGAGCTGCTTGGTGCCGCCGATGCGGGCGTGGGTCGCGTCAATGTGGGACACGCGTACCCATTTGATGGTGCCGCACGCGTAGGCGATGACGAACACGGACGGGACACCGGTGCCCACCTCAGCCATGAACAGGGTCAGGTACTTCCGCATGTTCAACATGACCGTGTCAAAGGCGTCGGCGTCGTGCTGGCGGGTCTTCAATTCCACGTGGGCGGTCAAACGTGCGTCCCTTTCCGCGTACCAGTCCACGCCGTGGAGGCGCGGGTATCGGTGCAGGGTGCAGTTCCACGCCGCCTCGAGGCGGGCTTTGACGCGGCGTTCGTTCAGGTCGTCCACGGGCTTTTCAAACACGGGGGAGCCGTCCGTGTGCACGGTCACTTCACGCTGGTAGTAACTCATCGGGCACCCGCGACACGGTCGGGTAGGGCGTAGTGGGTGTTCATGTAGTGCACACCCCACGACTTGAGCCCGCCGATGCCGTCCGAGGCGCACAGCAGGCAACGCCACCTGGCGGTGTTCATGGCGTGCTCAGACTCAAGCGGGCTACTCATGCCGTACCCGTGATGCGCTTGAGTGACCAGCGTTCAGGGGCCGTGTACCCACCCCAAATGCCGTAAGGCTCATCGTTGGCCAGGGCAGTGTTCAGGCACTCGCGCCGCACAGGGCAGCCTTCACAAATGGCCTTAGCGGTCCTGACCCGCAACAAACGGCCTTCGTTGGTTTCCCGGTCGTGGTCATAGAACAGGGCCGTGTCCTCGTCAGCGCACGCCGCGTGCTGCAGCCATTCCCCGTCCCGAACCAGCCGCAACGGGCGTTCCGTGACAGCGGCGGCCTTGTGGTGTGGTTTGCGTTGCCCGTTCACGACTGCGCCCCTTCCACGAAGATGAGCGCACCAGGGGGCCGGTCGGTGGTGGCGTACAGCTTCCGCGCATCCACGCTCTGCACCCTCGAGTCATCCACGATGACGGCGGCCTGCACCAACGCGTCAAGGGTGGAGCGCAGCACCTTGTCAATGTCCGGTGTGGTGGAGTGCGTGAACGGTGCCGAATCCTTCAACGACCCGTCAGCCCGATAGTGCCCTTTGGGTCGGGGGAAGTAGAACGACACGTCCACGGACACGGGCCCGTCAAGCATCAGGTTGGCGTAGCCCTGGTTGGTGGTGGCGGCCACGACGGCTTCACGCCACGGCCCCACCTTCGTGGAAGACTCCACAAGAATGCCCCTGCCCACGTGCCGCTTGGAGCCCTGCGGGGCGGGCAGCCCCAACACGTCAATGTGGATCACGCCGCACCCCCGAGGGACATGACGGCGGCGCTTTTCTGTTCGTCCGTGATCTGCAGGTAACGCTGCGTGGTGGCGAGGGATGAATGCCCCAGCAGGTCTTGCACGGCCCGCAGGTCGTGGGAGTTGGCGTGCACCTGGGAGGCGAACCTGTGCCTGAGGGCGTGGGTGGACAGGCTGCCCAGGTACGGCTTGACCAGGCGCCCCACGTGGGTGGGGGTGACGTGGCCGCCCTGCGTGGACGGGAACGCATACCCGCCGCTGCCCTTGACGACCTCGAGGTGCTGCAACAGGGCAGGGTGCACCGGTACTAGGCGGGTTTTGTTTCCCTTGCCGGTGATGGTGAGGCGCCCCACCTCAAGGTCAATGTGGTCGGCGTGCAGGCCCGCAATCTCGGCGCGACGCAAACCCGCGAACGCCCCCAGCAGCAGCATCAGCCGCACCCGCTCAGGTGCCTTCGCCAACGCGTCCGACAGCAACGACTCAGGCACCGGCTTAGGCGGGGGCATGGGCACACGGATGGCCATCGTTTCGGCGGCAGGATCGTCCACGCGGTGACCGTTGCGACGCGCCCACCCAAAGAAGGTGGTGAGAGCTGAACGGGCTGACCGCCTAGTAGCGGGCGCCCACTTCGGGTTTTCGGACAGCCACGCCGCAATGTCCTGTGTGGTGCACGTGTTCAGGTCATACACGGCGGCGAACCGGGTCAGGTAGTTCCGCTTCAACGACATAGACCCTGCCGCGACGTTACCGGCCCTGCACCACTGCAGGTAAAGGTCAATGAGTTCCGAACTGGTGTGCATCACGCCTCCTAGAGAATGAGGTCAGGGCAGGGGTCGAGGATGAGCCGAATGGACTCATGGATGGCTTCCGCAGCCGTGGGGTCGTTGTGCTGGCCCGCTTCGTAGTGCAGCAAGTTGACGATGCGCTGGCGCTCTTTCACGGTGGCCGCTTCAACAGCTGCCTTGACCGCGTCGTCCACGGCCCGCTGCACCATCTCGGCGTTGTAAAGGGTCATGGCCGGCACCCCTTCGGGAATTGCCGCCAATACCGTTCAAACGGCGCCACAATCCAGTTCTGGTGATGCCACGCCGACCACATGCCGTATGACGAAAAGTCATAACTGACCTTGCCTTTGTGGACCCGTAGGCCCCACGGCTGCCAGCCCTTGTCCCGCACCATCTTCCGCACCGCGGTCAAGTTCTGTACGGGGTCGAACACGTCGGCGGGCCAATACTTCGTGCCCTGCCACGTGGGGGCGTTCAACTGCATCAGGCCCAGGTCAGGGTACGTGGACTCATTCGGGTTGCCGTTGCTCTCACGCTGCGCAACGGCCCACGCCACCCGAACTGATACGCCCTTGAAACCCGCTTTGTGAATCCACTTCACTACGCGGTCCTGGCACACCTTGACCCGCGCCTGAGCCTCGAGTGGGGGAGCAGCGGCAGTAGTAGCAGGGACAGCCAACAGGACGGCGGCTAACGCCGCCTGCGCCATCACACGTCCCCCTCAACAGGCGGTGGCAAATCCACCGGGGCCGGTTCCACCAGCCCGTGCGCCGTCAAGTACGCGAGAATGGCACCGGAAGGCAGCCGCCCATTGCGGCCCTCGAGCTGAGGCCACCCATTAGCAATGGCCCACACGCGAATGTCTGCCGACTTCACACCATCAGGTGTCTGATTCATTACTGATTCCCCTATCTGTAGTGGTTTCGGTTACGGGTGGTCGTTATCGGGGGCGTACACGGGGTCGTCTTCGTCGTCCCGCGCCCACATGGCGTGCATGAACCGCCGCGCCTGGTCGGCCTGCTGGTTCTCAGGAAGGTGCGCAATGTCGCGGGCCGTCGCCTCATACAGCGCAGCCCGCTGCAACTCCTCGTCAATCAAAGGTTGCGGGTCAAACGCCAAACGCGCCCCAACCTCCACCAGCGAACCCGCCTGAGTGCGGCACTTCGCGGCAATCTGCAAAAGCATGTCCGACCCGGTCACTGAGGCCGCCTCTTCTCAGTCCGCATCTGAGGCCGCGGCAAAGTGCGCACGTTCGACTTCGACGGCGCCGGCGGTGGGGTCTTCGACTCGCGCACGTTCCACGCGATTCCCTCAAGCAGAATCCACGCAGCAAGCCACGCAAACACCCCAGGCACCAACCCCACCAACCAGTTGTACGCAAACGCGTTTGTGTCACCCGCCATGAACCCGGTAACAATCGCGCCCACCAGCAGCGCCCACGCCATACGCTTTTCCGGCGCACTCATTGACACACCCCCCGCAGTAGAAACAGTTGACATACGTGGCACGTCGCCACATGACGGTGATGCCCGCACTTCGGGCAACGCGTAATCACAGGGACGCCTTAAGTTCGGCGCCACGGGCCGCAAACGCGTCCCGGTACTCATCACCACGACCCGACGCCTTCACGTCCAGCCACAGTTCAGTCAGCGCATCAAGGGTGGAAGCCTGCGCAATCAGACCCGCCACCATGTCCGAATACGGGGAGTCGTCAACCGGGATGAGCTCCAACGGCTCATCCACGATCTCGGCTTCCATGATGTCGTCCACGTCCACCGGGGCGGGCGCAACGAACACAGGCGGCGCCGCCACGTCAGGCACCTCGGCATCCCCACCAATTTCCTCAGGGATGTAACCCGCACCCAAAACCACGTCACCGAACAGGGACCGCGACAACCGCGCCACGGCACGCCACTGGCACATATCGGTGGGGTAGTTGCGCCACGCCTGCGACTTCGTCAAACCAGCCCGCTCGGCATCCTCGAGCGTGAACGAAGCCGCCGCCGTGTCACCGTTGTCGGCACGCTTACCCGTCACCGTGACCCCACGCCCATTCGCGTGCGGCTCAATGCTGACGTGGTGACCGCGCTGCCGAATCAGCGCCAACATGGCTTCCGGCTTCAACGAAGCAGTGCCCTGAATCACCGTCACCATGCGCATGGCCGTCAGCGCGTCCCAACCAAACGCACGTCCCATCAGGGCGGCGGCAAGAATGTTCGGCGGGTTCTGCTGGTACTCGCGCGGGATAATCCCCGAAGGAGCCAACATCTTGGCCTGCTGCATCAGCACGTCAAGTTCACTCGCAGTAGGAGGCCCCGCAGGCACAAGGTCGCCGCTCATCACGGACCCACCGGCAGGTCAAGGTCCTCACGGCGCTCACTCACAGCCAGCAGCCCCCGCTGCAACTCGTGAATGAGCCACGACCCCGCAGCCTTAGACAGCGTTTCGGGCACGCCATCCCAATCAGCCCCGAGAATCAGACGGCACGAGTCCTCCCACGTAGGAGGACTCCCCGCAATGCGCTCCAACCTCCGAAGAAACTTCAACTGCTGCGACGTGATCCGCTCAAGCGCGGCATACGTCATTGCGCCCCCAACGGGGACATTTCGAGGATTGCTTGGTGGCTTACTCATAGGACCCCCTCTGGTCCACAGACACGGATATGGGTGGGAAGGGGGTGGGCGCCGGAATCGGGGGCACACGGCGCCCACCCCAGGCCGGCCCTGACGGGGGGGACAGGGCCGGAGTCGGTGTTACGGGCGCAGCCTTTGACCGGTCACAAACGGGACACGGTGGGCGTTTCGGTCTTCCATGAGCGTTCCCCCTGGCTTATGTTCGCCACGTGAGGATGCTTTGCCGATAACGTACAGAACGGTCATTTAGCACACGCACGTGGTTTTGGTTATGTCAATACCTAAACCTAATACTGACCGGTCAAATGTCAAGCATCCTCTAAGGGCGTGTCGCAGATTGCGGCACTGCCCACTAGGGGAGGTAGTGGCCATGCCATATGCAAGGACCGATGTCAGGACAGCCCTACACGCGGCCCGTGAGGCGGGGAAACCTGTCGAGGGGCTGATCGCGGGGGATAGGGAAACGGCCCTGCAGCTTGAGCGTTGGGGGTTCCTGCCGGTCAATCAGGAAGCAACGGATAGGCGTGTACAGGATTGGTACATCGCTCAGGGTTTAGCGGTGCGGGAGAGCGACACGCCCGAACGCGTTTCTGACACGCTGTACGCCACGCCCGAGGACACGCGCGGGGACACGCCCGAACGCGTTGTGCGGGGGGTGCCTACGTTGGATGTGTTGGCGGCGGCTGAGTCTGCGTTGGAAACGGCGCGTGTGGCGTTGAGTGTGGCGCGGACGATAGCGGGGGGGGGTCTTCCCTAGATGAAGAAGGCGTGCCCCCCGACTCAACCTGAGGGGAGGCAGGGAGTCGGGGGGCACGGTCTAGGGGGCCTGGTCTTCGTCGTCGTCGTACCAGGGTGGTGCTGGGGGTTCGTGGCGGGTGGCGTCTAGGTCGAGGTGGGCGGTGAATCCGAGGCTGCTGGTGGTGGGTTCGGGTTCGTCGGGTTTGGTTGTGAGGTTGAGGGTGAGGGCGTGGGTGGTGGCTTGCCGCATGAGGTCGCGTAGTTGACGGTGGGTGAGTTCGTGGCCGTCTAGGCGTATGTCTACTTCGCCCACGGTGATGCGTATTTTCATGGGGTGGCCTGGTCGTGGTCGATTTGTGCGGCCAGTGCGGAGTAGCCCGCGATGTCTGTCCAGTCGTCCATGTTTGGTGTGCCTGCGGTGGCGCGTGCCAGCTTGAGGGCAATCATCATGGTGGCGACGGTGCGGGGCGGGATGTCTTCGCGGCGCAGGATGGCACCCCAAAGCCTGCCGATGCGTGCGGCTTCGTCGGTGTAGGGGCCGTGAGTGCCTTGCCTGTCTTTGGTGATGAGGTCGGCGGCGGTGTTGAGGGTTTGCCGGCGTATGTCCATGGTGTTTCCCCTTTGTGTGGTTAGTGCAGGCGCCAGTCAGTGATGGTGTGGTGTGCGGCTTCGAGGACGAGAAGGCCGCGGCGGGACTGCTGCCCTGTCTTCCTTGTCCACCATGCGCTCAGTCCGACCATGGCGGGGGCGGTGGCTGCCCAGCGCCCCCCGATGTCTTCCACGTAGAGGTGGTGTCGGTGGCCGGATAGGAGAATGTCACCGGTGTGGCGGGTTCTGCCGAGGGCTTGCCCTGCCCACCATTTCGCTGCAGCTGACGCGGGCCCGGTCCATTGGTGGCCGTGCACGCAGGTCAGCACCGTGCCGTCTTGCAGGGCCACGGTCACCATGTCGTCGTCCGGTGCGGGGAACGTGAACGTGACGTGGTCGTACCCGCCTACCGCCTTGAGGGTGTCGGCTACGGCGATGACGGCTTCCACGTCGTGGTTGTCGTCGTAGCGGGTTTGCGGGTTTCGGGTGGCTTCGCCGTGGTTGCCGCCTACGGCAATGACCTGCAGGGGCACTCCGAGGTCGGCTAGGCGTTTGATGAGCTCGAGGGCCACACGCCGGTACACCCTGAGCATTTCGGTGACGGTCAGGTCTGTGCGCCACGTGAGCGTGCCGTGCTGGGAGAGGAACCCTTGGACGCAGTCGCCCAAAAATACGGCGGCTAGTTCTGTGACGTGGCCGCGGCGTATGTCCCGCTTCAACCGGTCCACGGCCTGGTCAAAGGCGGTGAAGAGGGCGGTGAGGGTGTCGTCTGTGGATACGTTGCCGGCGCCCCGGTCGGACTCACCCAACTGCAGGTCCGCGATTCCCAGGACGGCGGTGACCCCACCCGTGGTGGTCTTGACGGTGGGGCGGCGTTTGCCGATGGCGGCCATAAGTTCGGTGAGGTCGGCGGGTGTGCTGCTGGGGGGTGCGGGTTCGATGACCCATTTGCGGCGGGTCACTTCAATGGTTTCGGCGTCTAGCCCTTGGCCGCGTCTGATCCACGCCGCGGGGTCGTGGGACACGGACGCCAGGCGGGCCTTGAATCCTTCGGGGATGCTCACCCCGAGGGTGGCTAGTTCCTCGGCGGCCTGGTCGTCCGTGGGGACACCAGGGCCGATGGTGACAACTTCGGCTGACCCGTCAGCGGCATAGGTGACTGACGGGGACCAGCCGTTGGGGAGGTGGTGGGCGGGGGCCTGGTCGCCGCTGCCCGTGTCAGTGAAACGTTCGGACAGGCTCATGCGGCCCCTAAATGTCGGCATTTGCAGGCGCCACGGCGGTGCCTAGAAATGGTGGATGACGCCAGGGTGATGCCTTCGGCTTCCAGTTGGGTGGCGATGTCTGTGGCCCGCCACCGTTTGTCTTCGAGGACGGCCCGTAGCGCGGCGGCGTCCTCATCGTTGAGCTGCTCAAGGGTGGCGGCCACGGAACAGGCTGGCCCTTTCATCAGTGGCGGTCCTGCTTGGAATGCTTTGGCTAGGCTCACGGTTCTCCCCTTCCGTTTGGTTAGCGCCCGAAGAGGCGCTTTGCCCGCATGGTTAGTTGGGCCCGCCTGATGCGGCGCCGCCAGAAACTCAACGGCTGCAGCACGTCGTTTTTGCGGCCCTTGGTGGGTAGGACGGGGTTGCCGTCGAAGCCGCCGTCTGTCCAGTCACGGTGACGAATTACGTTTTTGACTCCGAGGCCCATGAGGTCGAGCAGTGCCACGGTGAGTTTGGTGGCGGCGTCTACCTGCTGGGGGGTGAGGCCGTCCACGTCGGTGACCTTGGCGTCTGTGCGCGGGTCGGTGCCTTTGGATTCAATCTCGATGCCGACTAGGGCGGCGTTGCCTTGTGTGGGGGCGATGTAGTGGCTGCCCAGTTTGAGGGGGCCACCGGCACCAGCGTGGTACGCGCCGGAACCGGACGTGCACATGATCTTCCCTGACCTGCCGATGAGGAAGTGTGCGGCGCGGACGGGCGCGTACTGGTTGTTCATCATCCAATAGAGGCTGGGGTGGTCGCCCTTGGCGCCCCCGTTCGCGGTGTGGTGCAACAGCACACCGGCCCACGGCCCGCTCGTGAACGGGTTGATTCCTTTGGAGTCCCAACCGGGCTGGTACTCAACTGTCAGGCCCGCAAGTTTCAGTGCCCGCTTCAACTGTGCGGGTGAGTAGGCGGTCATGCCTGCACCTCGTCGTCCTCGTCGCCCCACACGTCGAACGGTTCAAAGACAATGGAGCCCCTGCCGAACTCAGCGTCCTGCGGGTTGAGCCAGCGCACGATCACCGGCAGGGTGGCGGCGAAACCAGCAGCCAGCCACGCGCGAAGGTCGCTCAACTCAACCGCGAAAATGTCGGCGCCGTCCGCAATGAACATGGCCAGGATGATGGCCACGAACGTGCGCAGCCACGACGCAACAGGGCTGGTAGCGAACCAGTCAGCGAATGTCATTTGTGTTCGTCCTCCGTTATGTCGAGCTTTGCCATGACGAGGTCAAGGCGCCTAGCGATGTCGGGCAGGCTTTTGCCGCCGTTGGATGTCGGCTGAATGAGGCTTGTATGGGTGGCGATTTCGTCGCGGATCACGTCCCGCAACCAGCGCGTGTATTTGCGAATGAGGAAGGCGATTCCTCCCAGCAGAATGGATGCGATGGTGAGCCAGGTCAGCAGCTCGGATGCTTCGTTGAGCCATTCGGGCATGTGTTCTCCGCGTGCGATGCAGCCTCTAGGGCATGTAGTGGGTGAGGTTGTCCACCAGGCGTTCGTTGGTGGGTTCAAACTCCACGGCTTTGCCGCCGTGGAAGAGTGCTAACTCCCCGTGCCCCATGTAGTGCGCCGCGATGGCGGCGAGGTCGTGCGGTTTGGCGCCCCACGCTTCGGGTTCGCACAGGTATTCCAACGGCTGGTCTGTGACCTCGAGGGCCCGCAACGCGGCGGCGAGGGACAGGGCCCACGCGCCACGGTTGTGGTAGTGCTGCGCTAGGTCCACCCATGGTTCACGCCGGTGCGGTGACTCCGCGGTGGCTTTCAACAGCCACCGTTCAGCGTGGTCGGGCTGCAGCTGCGCGAGGTAGCGCATGGCCTTGGACCGTTCGGCATCCCACGTGGCCTTAGGTAGTGACAGGTAGCGTTGAAACTCGCCTATGGCTTCGTCCGTGTGCCCGTGGAAGAACAGTTCACGGGCGAGGTAGTAGGCGTTGCGGTCGTCCTGCGGGTCCTCGGCAACGGCCTGCCGCAACAGCGGAAAGTATTGGGAACGGGATTTGGTGGAGTCAGGGAAGTGGTGGATTTGCAGGGACACCCACCCCTGTGTTTCTTCCACTAGGGGCGTGATGACCTCGTGAACCGGGTGACGCCACACGTATCCGTGTCGAGTATGAATCTTGTCACCGCCGTACACAAGTCCCGGTGTGCCGTCAGGGTTCCATGACCACGTGTACCTGTAGCGGGGCCGTGTCCATCCTTCGCGGTGTGCTGTTTCGAGTGCGTCGCGCCAGCCAGGGACCAGCACTTCGTCAAGGTCAAGCGCGATGCAGTAGTCAATGTGGTCGGGCACGAGGGCTAGGGCGGTGTTTCGGGCGGTGTCGAATCGCCACGGCCTGATGGTGCGTTCATTTACGGCCACGCGTGCGTCATGGGCGGCTTCCACGGTGCCGTCAGTTGATCCGGTGTCCATGAGCAGGACGTGGTCCGCGTCGTGTGCGGAGTCGGCCCACCGTTCGACGTGTTTGGCTTCGTCTTTGGCGATGCTGTAGACGGCTACCTTCATGGGAACACCGCCCAATAAGCGCCGGTTATGGTGCCGACGCGGTGCTCTTTGATGTGGGGGAACGTGTCGAGGACTTCCTCGTGGGTCCAGTCGTCTTTCACGTGCCGCTCAAACGGGTTGCCGAACTCTTCACCCTGCGGGTAGTGAACGATAGGTATTGCTATGAGGGCGTGGCGGGCCTGGGCAGCGACCTTGTCCCACATAGTGGTGGCGTCGTCAGCGGTCATGTGCTCGAGCACGTCCCCGAAGATGACCGCGTCATAGGCGAAGTTGGTGCGTCGTCGCACGTCTTCCACGGCCACGGTGTCGTACAGGTCCCGTAGCCCGAACAGTTCCACGTATGCGGGCCACACCTCTGACGCGGTTATGTGACCGGTGTAGCCGATGGCCCTGAGCTCTGACGCGTAGGTGCCTTTGCCGGCGCCCACGTCTAGGAGGGTTTGGGCGTTGCTTCGGATGATGTGGTCAAGGGACCAAGGTGCGTGTTCGCGTGACGATGTGGGCATGGTCACCGGACCTGTTCGGCGGCGTAGGCCGCGAGCATGTCCCGGTGGTGTGCGTCCGTGAGCACGTACCGTTTGATGTGGGGGAGCACGGAACCCGTGTGGGCGTGCACTTGGACACCGGCGGCGCGTAGCCGCTGCATGAACGTGAGGTCTTCGCTCACCCAATTCTCGCCTGCGGGCCCGTCCTCAAACCAGCACCAACGCGCACCGACACCTGGGGCCCGCTGTTTTCTGACGGCCTCGAGGGCGTCCCGGTGCATGAGTAGGCAGCCCGCGCCTGCGGCGTCCACGGGCACGAGCTGGTCGGGCGGGTAGTCGTGGAACGCTGCCCAACGCCCGTCCCCGTTGTCTTTGTAGATGGCGGGCACGGGCATGGGGTACATGGGTGCGGGATAGGCGGCGAAGCACAGGGCCGACACCACGGGGGCCTTGACGGCGTGGGCGGCTTCCAGCATCCGGTCAAACGATTCCAGGGGCAGGCGGTGGTCCGTGTCCACCATGAACAGCCAGTGGCTTTTGCTGCCCTCGAGGAACGTTGACACCAGTTCGTTGCGCGCCCGTGACAGTAGGTTGCCCTGCACCCGTATGAGCCCGCTGACGCGGTTTCGGCGGGTCAGGGTGAGGTGGGCAAGGTCCGCGGCGAACGCGCCTTCGACCTGGCCCCCGTCAATGAACCCAATTTCAATGGTTTCCTTCATGTGTTTCCCCTTTGTTTTCCCCTAGTGGTGCTGTGCTGAATGCAGCGGTTACGGACATCGGGACTCGCCCTAATCGGACATTCTCTGATTAGGCTTGACGGGTGTACCTACACGGGACTACGGTGTACCTACACCACGAGACAGGGGGACGACATGAACACTCGACACACCACCATCAGCCGCGCCAAGGTCGCGCAGGTCGGCAAGGCGTACACGGACACATGGCTTGGCACTCAGGTTGTCTTCACGGCCTATGACGGCACCCGCACGGTAGGCACCATCACCCGCTGGGATGACCTGTACCCCGTCGCCACCTTTGCCGATGGCACATGGGCGCGGCTTGGCCTTGACGTTGAGGTCGTCAATGCCTAACGCCCCAAAGACTCCCAGCCGTAATGTGCGCGTGCCAGACGACCTCTGGCACGCTGCCATGTCCAAGGCACTAGACCGTGGCGAGTCCCTGTCGGATGTCATACGGCGTGCCCTTGAGAAGTACGTCAAGGGCTAGAGCCGCCTGCTGGGGCACGACGCCGTTGCCTAATGCCTTGAGTTGGTCATTGCGGCTGATGCCTATGGCGGGGTCTGTGACGTGCCCGTCTGGCAGGCCCATCATCCATTCCACGAAACGTGGGGCTAGGCGGGGATTCCCTGTACGTCCAGGCTCAGTTGGTGCTGGTGCGGGTCGTCCGATGACGTGTTCCCATCGGGCGATGACGGGGCCATAATCGCCCCAGGCAAAAGGCGATTGCCCTCTATGACCGTTCGCAGGTTCGGTGTGAAATCGTCCCTCTGAAGGTTGCCCATTTCTGCCAAGGGTGTGGGCAGTAGCCTCATGGCCTCTATCGCCAGCGACCTGCCATGCGGGGCTGGCCTGCCGTCCGACGACTTCTGACGGGGCGCCCAGTCGTCCCACCATTCTAGCGTCTTGCCCTCGCCCATGTCGTTCACGGCTGGCGTCGGGAGCAAAGTCGTCGGACCCGCAGGCGCACCCACAATTACCTTGGCCGCATCCAACAGCGTCATGCCGTGACCCCATGCGGGGTTGTAGCCCCCCGAGGCGTGCTCGGTTGTCGGCGTCGGCAGCATCTGAACGCTGCGAGGTAGCGACGCCTGCCCCGACCAGGCCGCTGATGGGCTGCCTTTCCCGTCCCTCGCGTTGGGGGTAGGCAAGGATGAAGAGTCGAGCACGCTGATGGCAAGCTCCGGCGTCGGATGCTCGCACAATTCCCCATTGTGCAGACCACCCCACGCTGGCAAGGTCAGCGAGGACAACGTCAAAGCCCAGAGTGAGGTGGCCTCGGACGTTTTCCAAGACTGCGAGTCGTGGTCCCATTTCGCGAATGGCTCGCAGGACGTGGGGCCAGAGGTGTCGCTCATCGTTGGTGCCTTTCCGCAGGCCGGCGTGGCTGAATGGCTGGCATGGGTAGCCGCCTGTCAGCACGTCGACGGGCTCAATGGTCGTGAAGTCCACCTGAGTTACGTCGCCGTAGTTGGGCACGTCGGGGTGGTGGTGGGCAAGGATGCGGGAGGGCGCCTTGTCGTACTCGACGTGCCACGCGACCTGGCCGCCCAGCACCGAGCTGACGGCCATGTCTAGGCCGCCGTAGCCGCTGAATAGTGAGCCGATTCGCACAGGTGATACCTCCCCGACTGCGAGGATGGCACAGGCGGCTGACATTGCGGCGTGTCGGAAAAGTGATTAGCGACGAGGGTTTATCGGTTTCGTCAATTGGCAAGTTCGCGCTTCTCATAATCGGAGCTCATCACCCGCTAATGAGAAGCGGCAGGGTCGTGCCGTTTCGGCGCCTGGTCGAGTTGCTGCTCGGCGTCTGGGCTAGTAATCGGCAGGGGCGTGCCGATGTCCGAAACTCTTACGTTAGAGACTGAGGGAATCAATCCCTAGGTTCACGCCCCGACTAGGGCGGCGGCTTCTTCTTCGGTCAGGCCCAGGGCGGCGAGCTTGGCGACAGCAGAAGCCTTGGCGGCAGCCTTGGCCTCCTCGGCAGCCTGTCGCTCGGCCTCGGCAGCGGCAGCGGCAGCGGCGTCAGCCTCTCGAACGGCGATCTCGTCCGCGGTGAGCGGCCTCTCGGTCACGGTGCCGTCCGTGCAGTCCACGATTACGGCGATGGGTGTGTCAGACATGGTGGCTCCTTAATTGGAAATGCCGAAAAGGAAGAAGGACGAGTGCTGAACATAGTCGCCGCCAGTCGGGGTAAACCGAACAGAGGTGATCGCGGCGGTGTCGGACCAAAGCCCAGCATTGAGGTCAATTGAGTTGAACGCAGCATGATTTGTTTCCATCGCGGATGTTGCAGAAAAAGACTTGTTGGTTGACCCCGCATAATTCGGGATGTAAACCTCCACGTTGTTGAATGAGTTGGAGGTAGTTGACTGACCGGGCAGGATGTCCGAATACATATTGCTTGCAAACGTATTAGAGACGATCGTGGTCCCGTATGCCTCAAGTCTGCGTGCTGTCCTGTTAGCGGTGCTGCCATTGAATGACACTGAGGAGGCTTGGTTGTAATAGCCTGCGTCAGTGTTACGTGCTGAGTAAGCGACGAAAAGGTCATCATAGGTTGCAGGGATCGAGGTAAACTCGGCGTAAGCGGCGCCCCCCGATCCGACAATAACCTTGGCAATCAACTTGCATGTCGTCGCCATCAGCGGCCCCCCGTTCGCAATTCATGGGTTAGTGACATCAGGCCGCCTTGATTCCGTAGAGACTGAACGTGGCCCCGCTCACGATGTTGCCGCCGCCGCGCTTGACCTTGATTGAGGTGATGGCGTTAGTGGACCGCCACAGGCCAACCTGTCTATTTATGTCTTGCCTGTTGACTGACGATGCCTGCGTGAGCCATGTCTTGAACACGTTAGTATTTGCGTAGGACTGAATCTGCACGATAAAGATGTATTCGCCAGCCCATGTGCCAGCCGAGTTTAGGTAGGCCGCAGAATAACGAACCGAGGAAACGGTGCTACCCGTAGCACGAAGAACTGTAGTGGAATAGTTGGATGCTGTATCACCGTTAAACTCAAGGATTCCATCGGCGGCTGTAGTTCCGCTACCCCAAACAACCAGCACTAGATCGGTGTAGGTGCCAGGGATGGAGGAGAAAGTCACATCGGCGGTGTCGCTGCCCAGCGTCGTGCTGGCGATGGGCTCATACGTCCTAGGCATCATCGCCCCCCGTCTGTAATTGTGTCGTTAGAGTCATGGGGCTTTCACCCCGTACAGGGCGGC